TTTCAGTTCCTGTTGCTCCTGTTCCTGCGACACCTGTTTCTATAACTTGTGAAGAAGAGACCTCATTACCAATATCTCCTGTTCCTGCGACTCCAGATGTTCCAGTAACACTTATTTGTACATTGCCATTACCAGATACACCAAATCCTTCTGTTGCACCTGTTCCTGCGACACCTGTTTCAGTTATAGTTAATTCTAAAGATTCTGTGCCAACAGCACCTGTGCCTGCAAGTCCTGTTTCAGTTATTGATGCTTCAGGTGTTTCTGTTCCAACAGCACCAGTGCCTGCGACACCTGTTTCAGTTATAGTACAATCAACTACAATGCTTTCTGTGCCTGTCGCACCTGTTCCTGCAACACCTGTGACACCTACATTAGTTCCAGAGAATACTGTAAAAGATCCTAATGCACCAGTGCCTGCGACACCTGTTTCAGTTAATATAATATCTGTTTCAACACTTTCTGTGCCTGTCGCACCTGTTCCTGCAACACCAACTTCTGTTATTGATGTTTCTTGAGCAATTGTTCCTATTGCACCTGTTCCTGCAACACCTGTCTCTTCTATAGATGCTTCTGGTGTTTCTGTTCCAACAGCACCTGTTCCTGCAACACCAACTTCTGTTATTGATGTTTCTATTGTTACAGATGCAGTGAATGATACATTGATAGCACCACCCATACCAGAATGTATTTGGCAATAATAATATAAATTATCTGGTGCATCACCACTCACAACAATAGTTGTTTTATACGCACTATCATCTTTTGTAACACCTGTGGTGTACTCAGATCCACTATTATGAGTGCCATCAGATGTAGTTGAGAATCTTACAGGATGTCCTTGAGCAGTGCTATCCGACCAATCAAAGATATATGTGTTACCTCTAATCAATGAAAGTGTTGCTTGTTGCGTACCATTAATTACATATTTATTGCCACTGTCAGTTGACACAACTGTAACTGTATAAGTTGTTGGCACTGCAGTTGTTGTTCCGACAGTACCAATACCAGAAACACCACTCTCAACAAGGTTGTTTGATATAGTTGTTGTACCAATAGCACCTGTTCCTGCGACACCTGCTTCTTCTATTTCTGTCTCAAGACTCTCAGTTCCTGTTACACCTGTTCCTGCGACACCAGATGCATTTGGTTCTGAACTTTGAACTACTGATGCAACGAATCCACCTATCCTAGCATGTCCAGGAATACCAACAGAATTTTGACTTTTTTCTATTTTAGATGCAAAAATATTTTGTGTGAATCCAAATAAAATAGTTACATTTTCTGGATCATTATCTGGTCTTGGATTAAATAATGCAGTTGCATCTATTACATTTTTAGCAGGTGTAAGTTGAGGATGCTTGGGATCAAACTCTTCTGGTTCAACTCTTAAATTATCATAAGTTGTTTTTAATTTTGGATAAGGAACTTCAAAGCCAGAAATATCACTTATGGCTTTTGATTTTGATCCTCTTGCATACTTAGCCATTATCTCAAATTAAGTCCTGTTGGTTGTAGTTTTAAACTGACGCCATCATTGTCGTTTGTTGATGCATATTCAAATGCTTCTTTATACAAGTTATTTAATAATGGAAATTTATCAGGTGCGAACTTTACAGACAATTTAGATGCTAATCCTGCACAAATACATTCTGACCATGTGTAAGGAATATCTGTATCCTCATTTGATGCAGTTATATCTTCCAGTTGATTCATAGACCAATAATTTAGTCTGTATGTGTCTCTGTCTGGTGTTTGCCATAAAAAAAGTTTATAAATATTATTGGATCCAGATTGTCTGCCTTTGTCTAGCATATATTGATTTGGTTTGCCAGTGTCTGATTTATTTGGTATTTGATTATATTCAGAGATTGTAATCCTATTTATAATAGTATCTGTTCTTGTTGCATCTGCACTATCATAAATAACGACATCCAATAGATCTAAAACACCTGCAGGTAAATCATACGAAGATGTATCTGTTGCCAAAGTTAAAGTTCTTTGTTGTACTGTCCAATAATTAATGCCACGATTAGCCCATTCAGAAAATAATAAATTTAAACTTCTTCTTGCAGAGACTGCTTGATATCCAGTTCTAGTCTGAATATCAAGACCACATCTCTCGTATGCCTCATTTATTATTTCCTCAACATTAGGTCTAAAAGTAACTGTTCCTGATGTTGCCATAGTTCACCTTATCCATATTTCTTTTTCATCGTTAAAACAATTTGATAAGAATCACCTGAACCTGCACCAGTGGTTGTAAATTTTATATCACCAGTTGGACTTGTGCCTGTCTGTTTTGTATTAGGCAGACCACCAACTTCTTTATAATCTACTTCACCAGATTGACCTTCGTCAAGATTTAACATAATTATATCTGTGCTAGCATCTGCTAAAACTTGCACAGTCATGCCTTTTACAACCCATGTACACTTTAATATTTTTACACCTGTGCATGCATCACCATTAGCATTTGCTTGTAACGTTGAAACATCGACCTTAGTTACTGCAGACTCATTCCCAGTATCAACATATTGATATTGGAATGCCATTACGATTTCGCTAGTGTTTTCAGAAAGAATAGTGCTTGATGTAATATCAGCCATTATATCCTCCTATTAACTGTCAGCAAATGGTGTTGCTACTGAACCAGAACCTATTAAAACACCTTGTACCATATACTCAGCAGTCGCAAGTGCTGTTATTTCTATATATGATCCAACTTTACCACCTTTGGTGCCATCGTTCATATCAATAACATCGTTTGTTGCTCCTGGAATAAATGATTTTTTAGAACCATCATCAACTGCCACCATTATTGAACCAACATATTTATCAGTGCCATCTGTTTTTATTTTTCCTGTTATAGCAGTTCCGATAAAAAAAGTATATTTAGCACCTAGTTCACCTGATTTAATTGATGGTAATGTTATAACTCCATCTGCATCATTAACTTCAATAATACGACCTGCGTGGTCATTAAATGTTAATGTCGTATCTGCTGTGATTTCTACAATATTATTTGACCCAGCTTGTATAAATCCATTATTTGATACAACTGGACCAGAAAAGGTTGATTTAGCCATTTTTATTCTCCTTGTCTTGGCAAATGTCAGCTTTCGCTGTCAAGGTTAAAATTTGGAGGGAGAGCCCATCTTCTCCCTCCACTGGAGGAACTGTTATGCAGCACCTTCTGTTCCAAAGATTCCTCTCCAGTCAGTAAAACCAAAAGAGTATCTTTCACGAACTTTGTAACGAACATTACCAGTCTCAAAGTCTCCCTCTACACCTTTTTTAAGTGGGGATCTTTGAAACATTTTAAGTCCATCAGGCACATCAGTCTTAATGAAAAATTGATCACTGTCAGTCAATCTTCTCATAATGTGATAACCTTGTGGTAAGTAACCACCAGATCTGATAGCATTAATGTCGTTATCTGCTGTTCCAGTTCTTAACTGAGTTTCCAAAAGTCTCTCTGCTGTGAAAGTATATGCTGTTGGAATAATAAGCATTGTGCCTTGGGCAGCAATTCTTAATCCTCTTTCATCTTTCATATCAGCGATCTGGATTAAAAGAGACTCTAATGAAGTCTCAGATAAGTCTGCAGCAGTTGCCAAAGTGTTGCTTTGATTTCCACTTTGAGTTGGATGTGATGTGCTTAATAATGCTACACCATCTCCACCTGCGTAAACACCTGCAGTTGTCGCATTATTTAAAATGGTTGCTGCTTTGATTTCTTTAGTTGCAGCCATAGATCTTGCTAATGCCTTTGTGTATCTTGAGGCAATAGATCCATATAATCCATCTTCTTCTGCTTCCTCAGTTATTGAAAAAGCCAATGCGATAGTTTCGTGTTGATATCTAGCTGTCCACTGTTGACTTGCAGTATCATATGATATTGCAGCACCTTCATCTTTTGTTGGTGCATTGCCAAAACCTGTTAACAATACATCTTCTTCAAATGCTTTTTGAGAAGTGTTCTGATCAAATACAGGTGTATATTCTGGTGGATAGCTGTCATACTCGAGACCAAAGAGAGTATTCAATCCTGGCTCGAGCATTTTTGCAAATTGTGCTCTATTCATAGACATAAATTACTCTCCCTATATTCCTGCTTCAGCTTTGAGAATGTGCTCATTAATGAGAACCTCAAGCTGTGCATATTGAGCAAAACTGTTGGATGGATCTTCCCATAGACCAAGAATTTTGCAAGTTGCTGTTCCATTAGACATAGTTCCATTTAATGTGAAACCAGACTGACCTGTTGTTGTTGAACCACTGCCTGCGACTACGTCAGCACAGTTTCCAACATTTGTCTGAGCAGGTGTACCTGCTGACTGAATTCTAAACACAGTGTATGGATCATCATAGACATAAGCAACAATATCAGTTGCTACTGTTCCTGATGGCCAATATTGTGAATAGACATAACTTCCGTCTGATGCAGTGTATGCCACTCCTGCAAAAACACCTATATTATTTGTCTCAGTTGCAGTGTGAGGTGTAATAACACCATCTGCTGTGAGAATAACTAGATCACCAGTAAAAATATTCTCTGCTAATCCAGATGTGATAGTATATTTGTTTGCACGAGGACTGTTCCCACTCATATGACGGACTGGTATTAAACCATAAGCTGCATTTGGATTTGCCATAATGCTATCTCCTTATATTAAAGTGTTAATCATCCATAGCAGAAACTTCTTTTCTGCCACCCATAACAGAACTCTTCCTCTCTTGATAGATTGGTTGTCCTGCTTTACGTCCTAAAGCATCCAAATCGCCTGCCAAAGATTCGTTTTGTTGAGTGCTTTTTTCGTTATAATATGCCTTCATAGATTTATATTTCTCTTTAGGCATCTCACACAACAGCATTCCCTCTATGCCAATACAACCTGCCCACTGACCATGATTAATCGTCGGAAACAACTGACCTTTCACAGTTTCTGCTTTACGTGGTTCCCATCCTTCACGCATTCTTTTATATACGTTGTCTGGAGTGTCCTTACCCTGAATCGAGGTTGCGACCCATCGTTGAACCATTCCAGGACGTACTTCTGGAGCATCCAACAATGCTGGTGGTTGCCAATTTGTTTGAGGTCTACTTTCCTCATCTCTAATTGACATCCTTAAATCATTTGAACGAACATTTCTTTTTTCAGTCATTACTAACTCCTTGTTTTAGTTTTTTGAATTTCATTTGCATATTTTTTTAATGCCTTTTCATCCGTTATACCAAGTTCCCTAGCAATAGCAAGTTCGTCTCTTGTTACTTTGACTCTGTTGCCTTTATAAGCTGAGCCACCTGCAGTTGGTGCTACTGGATCTCTGCTTTTTACTCTTGGCTTAGTCTGGCCAACTTCGTCGTCCTTTCCTGATATTAACTCGGGATACAGCTTTCGTAAACGATTATTTAAAGTTTTATAATAATCAGGTGAATTTTTGTCATATCCTTCAGCATCAAGTTGAACATCGATAGATCTGGCAACTGCTGACTCTCTCTCAAAACCTTTGGCATTGAACCATGTATTTTCTTCCCACCATTTCATTGCTAGTGGTGGTGCAGGATTTGATACCTCTTGCTCTGCTTTACCTACTGTTGGTGATGCTGCTTGAGCTTGTCTTTGT